TGCGCCGTCTCGACGGCATGATGGCCGAGTGGAACGAGCGCGGCATCCGTCTCGGCTACCCGCTGCCGCTCTTCCCGACGCAGAGCGACCTCGACGAGCAGACCGGCGTGCCTGACCGCGCGAACGAGGCGATCGTGTGCAACCTCGCGTGTCGCCTCGCGCCGAGCTACGGCAAGCAGGTCCTCCCCGCGACGATGGCGACCGCGCGCGAAGCCTACAACACGATCCTCGTCCGCGCCGCGATGCCGCAGGAGCAGCAGTTCCCGCGCACGATGCCCGCAGGCGCCGGCAACAAGCCGTGGACGTGGCAGGGCGACCCGTTCCTCCCGCACCCCGTCGAGCCGCTTCTCGCGGGCAACGACGCGCCAATCGATTACGAGTAAGGGTTCACGATGCCAACGATCAACCAGCTCTCGCAACTCAACCAGCTCTCAGGCTCGGACCAGCTTCCCGTCTACTCGGCGAGCAACGGCGACGCGCGGAAGGCGTCGCTTTCGACGCTCCTCGCGTACATCGAGGCGCAGTTCGTTTCGCCGGACTTCCAGCGCGTCACGGCGTCGCCGACGCTGGCGGGCTTCACGGTGACGCTGCCGAGCACGGCGAACTCGCTGTTCCTCATTCTGACGCCGACGGGCCCGATGGCGACGGGCACGCTCGTTCTTCCGCCCGCGAGCGGCGCAGCCGACGGACAGCAAGTCGTCGTCTACACGTCGGAAGACGTCTCGGCGCTCACCATCACACCGAACGGCGCTACGGCGGTCAACGGAGCTCCGACGAGCCTCTCCGCTGGCGATGCGTTCACCCTGCGCTTCGACAACCTCTCGAACTCGTGGTTCTGCATCGAGAAGAGCACGACGCCCTCGATCTCCTCGGGCACCTTCACGCCTGTTTACAACGGCGCAGGCGTCACGGGCACCGTCACTTTCTCGTGCCGCTACCAGAAGACGGCGAACGTCGTGACGCTTGAGCTCACCATCGCGGTCGCCGCGGCCTCGTCCTTCGTGTGGACGACGGCGACGGACTACTTCGACGGCGCACCCGCTGGAATCGTCCCCTCGTTCAACATGCAGACCGGCGCGTTCTGGAACGACTTCTGGTTCTTCTCCGTTCTCAACGCAAGCCCGCTGTTTCGATTCGCCTTCTCGAAGGCGACGTCGCCATCGTTCACGCTCGGCGCCGGTCAAACCATTCGCTCGCAAGTCACCTACCTGATCTGAGGCCGCATCCATGAGCTACTACACTCAGCCATTCGCCCCCGACTACGGGAAGGGCGTTCTCGTTTCCCCCGGTGTCGCGTCTGCGGTGCAGGCGTTCCCGAACAACGCGAGCGCGGTCGAGATCACCAACCTCTCGGCGGTCCGTTGCTCGATTCGCTTCGGCGAGACGAACGCCGTCGTGGCTTTGCTGAACGCGGACTACACGATCCTCCCCGGCCAGACGAAGACCATCACGAAGCAGCGCGGATACCAGTTCTTCGCGCACATCGCGGCTGCCGCTGGCGGGTCGCTTCAGGTCATCCCCGGCGAGGGCTTCTGACATGGCACTCAAAGCAGTAGCAGCGCCGCTTGGCTCTCCCGTCGGCGGCTCCGGCACCGTGGGCACCATTCCCGTGTGGGGAACGACCACGACGACGCTGACGGACTCCCCGCTGACCGTAAGCGGCTCCAACGTGACCGGCGCGGGGGCCATCCGCGCCACCGGCACGGCGGCAACCGCACCGGCGTTCACGGGCAGCGACACGGACACGGGCATTTACTTCCCGGCGGCGAACCAGGTTCGCTTTTCGACGGCAGGCGCGCTGGCGATTGCGATCGATGCGTCGCAGAACGTTGGCATCGGCACGGCGAGTCCGACACAAAAGCTCGATGTCCGTGGCGCATCTGCGTTTCTTAACGCTGGAACAGATGGCGTCTACGGAGACATTGCGTTCATCGGCTCGTCGAGTTATCCGACGACCTACCTGCACAAAATCAAAGCATCCGTCAGCAACACGACCACGCAAGCGCTACTGACATTTGCGCTTAATAGTGGAGTCTCGTCGTTTACTGATGTGATGACGCTGCGCGGCGACGGCAACGTCGGCATCGGCACGGCTAGTCCGCTCGGTGCCCTCGACGTGCGCGGCGGAAGCCCCGCAATCATCTCCGCCAATTCAACGACACGATACGGCTTCACGCAATGGGTCGACGCGGCGTCACTGTTCCGCGTGGCAACGGACGGAGCCTTCCCAGTCGCGTTGTTCACGAACGCCATTGAGCGGATGCGCATTAGTAGCGCTGGCGCAGCTGCCGCCGACTCTCAAGTCGCCATCGGCACGACCAGCTTCACGAGCGGCTGCTCGCTCACCGTCGCAAAGTCCATCGACTGCTCGCAGAGCGCGCAGGGCCTCAAGCTCCCCGCGACGCCGGGCAACGCGGACGCGAACACGATCGACTGTTACGTTGACGGCGGCGCAACGGCTGGCGGTGTTGCATACACGCCAACAACTACGAATTTTGGCGGCACGATTTCGTCGATCACGGGACGGTATGTGCGTGTCGGCGGCGTCGTGTTTGCCAGGGTGGACATCCTCGGAACGGCGCTAACCACAACGGCGTTTAGTTCTACGGTTACGGCTCCAGCGATTGCGGCATCGGGCAATTTTGCGGTGTGCATCCGCGCGTCGTCGGGCACGCAGGCAAGCGCGTATCATATCTCTGGAGGCTCGACGGTCGAGTTCTCGACTTCGATCGCATCGTCCAGCCAAATCACGCTGACGTGGTTCTATTTCGTCTGAAAGGCCATCATGTTCGCCAAAATCCAACCCGTTCAAGCATCCCTGTTCCCTGCCGCGACTGCGACCACGCTCCTCGTGTCCAACGTCTCGGTTAACCCCGGCGCGTCCGCAACCTACGCGTGGGCCCTTTGCGCGGACGAGGCTCTTTCGCCCGCCTTATCGCAAGGCACCATCAACCTCACGGGCGACGCCTATTCGCAGTGGGGCACCGACGACGATTACCTCTACACCTACACCGCGCAGCAGCTCGGCCTGACCATCGTCGAGATCGTGCCCGACGCGCCGCCTGCGCCGCCCGCTCCAGAGCCGGAGCCGGAGCCCGTGGTAGAGGAGCCCGCGCCCGTGGTAGAGGGCTGAGCATGGACAGCAAGACGGCCTTTCAGAACGTCGCCAACCTCGCCGCGCACGCGACGAAGAGCGGCATCCTTGAGATGCACCACGTCGTGGCGCTTCACGAGTCGCTGACGGTGCTCGCGGGCGCGCTCGGCATCGAGCCGACGAAGAGCGAGGCGCCCGTGGTGCCTGCTCCGGCGAACGAGTAGCGTCATGCCAGCGAAGCCCGTCAAGAAGGCCGAGATGAAGTGCAACGTGGCCCGGCGTACGCCGGACCATCCGAAGAAAACGCACGTCGTCAAAGCCTGCGAAGGCGGGAAAGAGAAGGTCATCCGGTTCGGCGAGAAGGGCGCCGAGCCGAAGCCGCCGCGCAAGGGCGAGAGCGAAGCCGACAAGAAGAAGCGCGCCTCGTTCTACGCACGGCACGCGAAGAACATCGCCAAGGGCAAGATGTCCGCCGCGTGGTGGGCAGCGAAAGAGCGCTGGTAAATGGCCGCAATCCCCATCCTCGCCGGAATCTACGCGAACACGTCGCCCGACTTCCGGACGGCGTACCCCGTCAACATGGTTCCCGTGCCGAAGGCGACGGGCATCAGCGAGGCGTACCTGCGCCCCGCCGACGGCATCGTGAGCGAGGGCACGGGACCGGGCACGGACCGCGGCGGCATCAACTGGAACGGCAACCTCTACCGCGTCATGGGCTCGAAGCTCGTGCGCATCGACGCGCTCGGAACGGTGCACGTCATCGGCGACGTCGGCCTCGGCGGCTACGTCACGTTCGATTACAGCTTCGACCAGCTCGCGGTCGCGAGCGGCGGCAAGCTCTACTACTCGAACGGCACGACGCTGACGCAGGTCACCGACCCCGACCTCGGCGTCGTCGTCGATTTCTGCTGGGTCGACGGCTACTTCATGACGACCGACGGCGAGTTCCTCATCGTCACGGAGCTCAACGACCCGACGCAGGTGAACCCGCTGAAGTACGCGAGCAGCGAAGCGGACCCCGATCCCGTCGTTGCGCTGGTGAAGGTGCGCAACGAGGTGACGGCCCTCAACCGCTACACGATCGAAGTCTTCGACAACGTGGGCGGCGTCGGCTTTCCGTTCCAGCGCATCGAGGGCGCGCAAATCATGAAGGGCTGCGTCGGCACCTTCGCGTGCTGCGTCTACCAGGAAGCGATCGCCTTCCTCGGTGGCGGTCGCAACGAGTCGCCGGGCATCTACATCGGAGCCAACGCGGTCGCGAACAAGATCTCGACGCAGGAGATCGACGAACTCCTCGCGACGTACACGGAGACGCAGCTCGCGGGCGCAAAGCTCGAGGCGCGCAACGACCGGGCGCACCAGTGCCTCTACGTCCACCTCCCCGACCGCACGCTCGTCTTTGACGCGGAGGCCTCGAAGGCGCTTGGCGCCCCCGTGTGGTTCGTGCTGACGAGCGCGCTTCAGGGGTTCGCCGAGTTCCGCGCGCGTAACTTCGTCTGGGCGTACGACCGCTGGAGCGTCGGCGACCCGCAGAGCGCGGCCTTCGGCTACTTCGCGCACGACCTCTCGACGCATTGGGGCGCCCGCGTGCGATGGGAGTTCTCGACGCCCATCGTCTACAACGAGAGCGCGGGCGCCATCTTCAACGAGCTGGAGCTCGTTGCGCTGCCGGGCTCCGTACCCTTCGGCACCGACCCGACGATCTCGACGAGCTACAGCCTCGACGGCGTAACCTGGTCCGTCGACCACTTCGTTCGCGTCGGGCAGTGGGGCAACCGTCGACACCGCATCGCGTGGCGTCGTCAGGGGCATATGCGCAACTGGCGCATTCAACGCTTCCGCGGCGACTCGCACGCGCACCTTCCCGTCGCGCGCCTCGAAGCCGCCCTCGAACCGCTGGTGTGGTGATGGCGATTCGACGCCTCGGCCTCACGCGCGACCAGCTGGCGAAGTTCCTCGTCGAGCACGAGCAGATCCGACAGTTCGAGCTGCTCTTCACGGCGGTCGACGAGATTCAGACGACGAGCCTCGACGCGGTGACGTTCGACGCCGGCGCCGCCCTCGCTGGCGTGAACAAGCTGGCCGGTGTCGTCGCGCAGTTGGCCCAGGACGGGGCGATCGAGGCGTCGACCGCCCTCTCGGTCGCCCAGGCCGCAGAGCGCGCGTTAAACGCCGTTTCTGACCTCGCGATGGTCG